GTCTGTATCTTCATAACCTCTCTCTCTCGCTAATCTAACCAACTCTATGAGTTGTTCAGGTTTGCTTGAGATTCCCTCAAGTAGTGGTACTGGAATTCCAGTTACCTCTCCCTGAGAGTTAAAGAGTCTCTTAGCGAATTCGGTAAAACCGTTTTCACTTTGAGTACACTTTGAGACGTTTATGGTCACACCTAGATTCTTCATTACTTCTAGTCTTTTATTATAGACTTGAAGTGAAGTATCTAGGCTATCATCACCTAAAATGAGGTACTTGTACTGTCTTTCCTTACAAAGGAAAGCACAATACTTTGTTACCGCATGATGGGCGATGGTTGATAAGGCCCATGAGCTTAGTAAGCCCATTGGGTTACCAACAGAAAACCTTATTGTTCCTTCTGGAACAGTAAAGTCTCTGTTAGTGATTACCTTAGACCATAGTTCAGAAACAGTTCTGCCGTACATACATTCAACGACAGATTCCACCAATTTATTGGGAAATCTATCCGTAAATGCTGTTGCGTCAGAACTATACCTCTTTATGCCTAGATCATTTATGATCTTAGGTATAGCACTTTGACAGAAAGTTGCATCATTATTGATCTTCCTTAAGAAACGCATAGCGTCCTTATGGATACCTGATAATGATACATTAGTCCATCAATCTGCTATCGAGACCACACGGGTTTTACCCGCCTGATCTGATAACAAGATTGTTTTAGAATGGACTAACTTTTTGTTCTCCTTATATCTTCCCTGGAATTGTGAAATATTCAGACCTGGTAAACTTATGTTTAACAGGGCTTGAATATCTTTTAACAATCCAGTATCTTGTAGTAATGCTTCACTATCTGCTTCTGCAAATAATGTCGCGGGGCCATTTGGTCCACTTTTATTACTCAAGATTAGATACGGTTCATTCTTTACTCGGAATTCTCTTAGAGTCTTCCAATTAAGAATAAACTTACTTACGTCATCGACAAGTTTACTGTCACCAGTAAATTTATCTGTGATCGTGGAATAATCGCTTACAGGTTTTAATCTGTAGGCAGTTATGACACGTCAGAATGACATTATTAACCTAATGTCTTCCTGCGTAGGGTTAAGGAGT